TTTTGGTTAAAACCGCATCAACAGTTACAAAAGAAGGATTTAATATTGCCATAGTTTATTAGTTACTGTATATAAATATACAAGTTTTAAATTTTATTATAATGTACCACCATCTAAACCACCACCCTCAATCATTTTTGATTTTACTTCACGAGTAATTGTATCAATATTTGCAAATACATCAGGATGTAAACTATCAGGAATTATAAAACCATATGATGTTTTACCATCACGTTTTATAAAGTTTATAATGGTGTTTGTTTCGTCTCTTAATCTTTTTAAGAATAATATTTTTGTGTATTTAGTTGGATCTTCAAAATCATTAGCTTTAGTACTATTGTCAAATGCAGGAAAAATATCTAATACTAATTTATTGTTTATAATTCTAGTATTTAAAATTCTATACTCAGATACTTGTCCACTATTATTGTGGTGAACTATCATATCGTAATATCCTAATTCAAATTTATAATCAACATCCCCATAAGTAGGATATAAAGAATGCTGAGCTAAACCAGATCCAGTTGGTGGTGCTGGAACAAAATTATATCCTGAAAAACTGGTTAATTGAGTGTTTAGGGTAATACTACTAGTAACAGAACCTGATGTAAATTGTACAGAATCTATAAATCCTGTACTTCCCGTAGTTGCATTAGGTAATTGATTTATCTGGTTTGATACTGATGCTATTCTTAAAAATCCTCTGTCATTAAATCTAGCAACATAATTATTATTATTTGCTGATAGATTTTTTTGTTTTATTCTAATCTCATATTTATCATTCACTGTTAAATTTACGGGAACAAGAGTTGATGCATTAAGATCAATAGTTGTAGAGTTAGCAACACTGTATATGTTAGGGATTTCATATAAATTACTAGTTTCATATGATTCATAATAACTATAAGAAGCACAAGCAAATGAAGATCCTATACCTCCAAAACATTGACCTACATTTCTCCACATTGTTATAGTTTCTTGTAACCCCCATAACGATTTACTATTTGAAAAAGATGGAACACAATTAAAACAATCATTTTGGTTTGGTGGAGTTACAGTATCAAACACATTGTATCCATAAATTGTTTGTCCTTTATTAAATATTTTATTATTATTTAAATATATGTCTGCAGTTAACATATATGCAAATCCTTGATAAGTAAATGTTTCCCCTCCAAATCCAAATCCCCCAGAATTATAATCTTGATAAAAAACACCTCCACCAGTAAACTGAGTTGCGTCAACTTGGTCTAATATGGATACAATTTTTTCATCACTTGCTATAACTGTACTACCACTTACAACTTCTAAAGACCAAGTAACATTTCCTCCATCTTCCATGGTAATTTCTAAACCAACACTTGCTGTAATACTATATAATCCTGTTTCAGGAACTGAGTATGATGGGTAAGTATTGTATGGAGATAATGTACCAACATGATAGTCAGCTAATGAATTAATATCTTTAGTTACTGATGTAAATACATTAAATATAGTTTTGTCTGATCCTGTTGTAAATAAAGGGTAATCTGATAGATCTCCTAATGAACTAGTAATAAGACCTATAGAATGGGTGGCTTCTAATTCTCTAGAAACATTACCACCTTCAGATTGGAAATATAAAATACTATCACTTCCACTAAGATATAATAATGGAGCATATGAATATCCACTTTCAAATATTAATTTAGTTCCATCTAAATTTTTCTGATTGCTATATTTTTGGTTATCAAATAACGATACATCTAAAGTATCATTTGTAGGAAATGTTCTTTGAACTTCAACCCAATTTTTATTGCGTTGATTTAATTCAGTTAAATTACCTTCTTCATCTACAAGATACTTAGTTACTACATTATTTCTGTTTGGTAAGAATTTACTTTTAACTACTTCAGAAAATAAACCTAATTTTCTAACTTGATTATCTATAACAGCAGTTTTACCAAATGATATATCTCCATCAGTATAATCGTTATATGTTGCACTTGTTAATTTAACACCAGCATGTCTAGAACGTTCAAATGATTTTAAAGATTCATTACTATCTTGAACATCTGTTTGGACTTGAATTTGAGAACTTTGTTGTAAAGTACCACTTGCATTATAAGAATATATTGGAATTAATTTTAATACTTTTGTTGAAGGTCTACTTACAACAGAATTATTTAAAGTAACATTAAAATCTGTACGTTCAAATTGGTATGAACTAGAAATTGTTGTAACTAAGAATGGATTTGGATTTGAATCTTCAAAATATTCATTAATATCAGGCCAACTTCCACTCAATTCTCCACTATAAAATGCTTCTCTATTACCAGGCAATAAACTATATAAATAATCATTATCCTCAGCAATTACCGGCCCATTATAATTTGCTTCATATATAGGTTGGGATGAAATATTTGGTTGTAGTCTTTTAAATTTAATCCTCTCTAAATTTTGTGGACGGATGGTAACACCAGTTAATAATGTAGATCTTCCAGGTACATAATCCTTTAACATTTTAAATAAAGAATTATCAAAAAACTTGATTAACCCTATAAACCCAGCATAATCAAACTCTGTTGTAAAGCTTGAGGTAATATGAGATTGTCTTAAAGTATTTAATGTAGGATAACTTCCACTAAGTTCAAATCGAGGATCACCAATATAGTTATCAATTTCAAAATCAGTAATAACAGAAGAAATAGAGGATGATAAAACATTATCTATTTCATTTTGAGGTGAGAATGAAATATCAATTTTATGATAGTCTGTTGATCTAACTGATGTAATATTCGTTGATTCTTCTTCAAGACGTACATAAGGGGATAAAACACTTCCTGTAATTTGAGTAGAAATAACTCTAATTTTATCACTGTTGCTATCTAATAATGTATTTTGTTTAGTATTACCACCAAATTCTTTAATAGGCAAAATACTACCTGTAATACCAAATATATTAATTAAATGATCTAATCCTTTATTACTACCTTTTGAGCTAAATAGTAAAGGAATATTATGATATATTCTTTTATATACTTCAGCAACTAAATCTTTTTTAGGAATGTTGTTTAAATCACCAATACTTCCACTATTAGCTCCTAACAAAGCTAAATCTAAATCTATATCTGCCTTACTATTATATAAATGAACTCCTAATGATTGTAAAGCATGAAATACAATATCTTTAGATACACCTTCTTCAAGATTATTCTCGTTCTTGTATAAATCAGTTATTGATTTTAAATAAATCCATATATTATCAAAATACTGACCCATCATATTAACAAATGTTAAGTATGGAGTATTTTCTGGGTCTTCAAGAAGATAACTAGGAATTAATTGTATTAAATGATCTTGATTATCTAAATCGAAATCTTGTGCTGCTATTATTCTACCATTATACCAATTAGTAACTACAGATGATGTTACTGGTTGTAAAATAAAAGGTTTTGTATTTGTTGTTTTTGGATAAGCATATGAGCTTGATTCAAAATACATATATTTTTCATATCCATCAAACCCAGTAATAATTGAATTAATACTTGATGAATAATATGCTAATTCGGTTGCTTTGTTTGCTAAATTACTAGAACTTATAATTGATGAAGTAGCTTCATAGTTTTGAATTGTAGTAACTTTACTTACAAAGTTTGAAATCCTACTTTCAGCCGAACTAAATCTAATAAAATCATCAAAATTTGTATAGTCTGCATTAATATCAATAGATCCTTCTAAATATTGATTAATAAAATTATAATTAGAACCTGTTAATTGATTAACTAAGCTATTGTAATTGTGATAAGGTGTACTTAAATTATTAAAATCAACTTTAACACTAAAATTAGGTCCTTTAATAGTAGGGGCTGCATCTAATATTAATAATCTATCTAAATTAATACCAAAAGTATAACTATCAATAATTTCATCTACAATCCAAAAAGTATCTTTTATAGAAATACTTTCTGGAAGTGGTTTGTAGAATTTGACTAAGATATAGAATGTGTCTTCTGTTGTATCTAGATCAATATTGATAACAACATGTGTATTATTTCTACTGAAATTTGCTAAATAGTATTTTAAATAAGGAGTATTATTAATCTCATTAATTAAAACATCTGTTTGTTCTTTTATTAAAGTATTATTTAAAAAAACAGAACCTACTTTAATTTCTGTTCTATCATCAGATATTTCTTTAATAAAAAGAGGTGAAACTGGTGTTCCTATTTTGTTTCTAAAAAAGTTATATATTACTTGAAATTCACCATTATTATACCGTTGTTTTAAATCTTCTACCGGGTCTATTTCTAAAGAAGAGTAAGTACCATCTAGATTTAAAGCGACATCTGAAGGGGATTTATATGATAAGTATGAGTAATTTTGAGCTAAGTATTTACCTAAAGCATCAGTAGTATGGTATTCTACATAATCGTTTGCTAACCCAAAATTATTTGCAATAACATTTTGGCCTAATAAAGTAATATCTTTCTCATCAAATCTATTTGCTTGAATAGTGCTATTAATATTCCCTATGATCCTTATTTCAGCCATTATCTTTTATTATTTGTATAATCAGTAATAATTGTTCTTGCTTCTAAAAGTTGTTGTCTTAAAGAAGTAATTTCATCAAGTAATGCTTGAATATCTAAATCATCTGCTAATTTAACTCCTAAATATTCTGCTTCTTTATCTAAGATATATCTATGAGATTCAACTTCACCTTCTTTAGGAATTTGATAAAATAATTCCTCATATAATTGAAAAAAATCTTCAATAGTAAAATCAGGAGTCGCATTAATTCTAGAAAAAAAACTAAAATTTGTGTCTAATACACTTTCATTTCTTCCTAAAATAGTTTTATCAACTTTTATACTAGTCATTATCTAATTACTTTAAAAATATAATCTTCATCAAATACAATAGTTGAACCATCAATCACAGATTTAATTAAAATCTTATAAAATCTTTCAGGTTGTAATCCATTCATATGAACTATAAAGAAACTAGAAGTTGGATCAGCACTGATTTTAGTATAATTAGTATCAAAATCAACTACCCACTCATCTGTATCTAGATCTTTAATAGCCCAATATGACGAACTAGGTAATAATTTAGACCCAGTTATATATAATTGGTTTGTATTAAATGTTCTTGGTGGGTATTGATCTCTAACTCCTAATCTAAATTTATTAACTGAGTCTTGCTGAAATTCAGATTTATTGTTTTTCAATGAGACTACAGCTTTATGATTATTAGTTACAGTTAAACCACCAGTAACGAATGTACTATCATTCCATCTAATCTCCAAACAAGGAGGATAAATGGTGTGGGTATCTGATGAGAAATACTTTAATTCAAATGGTGAACTCCCAGTTGAAAATTCTATGCTGCTTGAATGTTTTAAAATAAATCCTTCATTTTGTATTTTTACTGCAGCAAATGGGTTTGTTTCGTAAGCATGAAACGCAGCTACAGTTGATGTAACATCTATTTCAATGTCTTTTTCATCATTATTAGTAAATGATTGAGAAGATGATGGGGATGTGTGCCAATCACCACCTCCACTCACCCAAGTATTTGTTAAAGTTTTATTACTCCAACTTACACCATCTGTTGTAACTGGGGAATTTGCTAAACGGCCTGTACCAACATCCCAAGATGATGAAATAGGATGACACATTATTCTATAATCTACTGGAATTTCAGAAGCATTTGCTAAATATAATTTTAGATATGCTTTGTAATTGCTCCCAGATACTTTATTTGAAATAGTATCGATTATTTCGCTTGTTGAAAATTTGATAAGAGCTCTAGAAGATTCTCTTGTATTTCCAATTGCACTTTCAAATGTGCTAATTTCTAGAATCTCGTCTATCCCTGTATTAACTGCAGGGTAATATGAGAAAATTGTTGCGTCCTTTTCAGGAAATAGTTTATATACGGCCATGTAAAAGAGTTTCCGGTTATGCTACATATAAATATAGCAACCGGAAACTCCTATTTAATTATGTATTATTTTAAATATTATGCTAACAATGCATGATATTCTTTAAAGTGTTTAATTCTATCTGCTAATCCAATAGTTCCACCATTTACTCGTTTAGTAATTTGTGTAACAACTGCATCAGTTGCACCACCATCTGCTAATTTATGTAAACCATTTTTGCTAAAGAACCACGCAGCTGATAATAAAGCATATTTGCCTGCTACAACTGATGGGTCCTTTGTTAGATCTTCGTTAATAGCTTTACCAAATGCAGTATAGTTATCTTTACCTGTTAGTTGGATATAACCACGACCACAATATTTAAAACCTTCCCCAGATGCTTCGGGGCCATTACCCATTCTATTACCATATACTTTATTAGCAATTTTTTCTGGGTTGCGAGCATATTGGTTTGCTAAAGCTTCAGTTGGAAAATATTTTTTAAATATACCCATTAAACCTTTAGCAGAATAATTTAAGTTTTCTTTAGTTAGTCTAAATCCACCTGATTCATGACCACATTGTGCTAAAAAGTGAGCTAAACGTAATGGAGTATTTATTTGGAACTTTTCCATAACTCCTGGAATTTGGGCTATAACAGCCTCAGGGATGTGTCCTTTTAATTTTTCTAGGTTCATATTTTATTTAATTTATAAAGTTACAATTCTTCCTTGTATATCTACATCAGGAAATCTAATTTCAAATATAGATGGGTCTAACGATGGGTATAATACATTATTTCTAATAGCACCAATAATATCATAGCTATACGGAGAATAATTACCTCCAGACTTATTTACAATTTCAACCTTAGATATTGATTGAACTCCTTTAACTTGCAATAAAGTTGAGTTTACATCAGATATAACTAATGGTTTATTTATTTGCATGTTTTCAATGCTAAATCTATCTTTTAAAGCTTTTATACAATTACTTAATACTTCTTTATTATTAAATGTTGGTAAAACAGAAATATCAAAATTAATACCTATATTAATATAATAAGCATTTTTAATATTAATAGCGTCCGTAGCCATTCTATATTGTGATAAATAATTTTTAATATTATTTTTTAATACAGTAGATGGCATAACTAATTGCTTATTAGCATTATATCCTAAAGTATATAAACTAATAGATAGTGGATTGTTATCTAATAAACGATCATTTCCTGAATTCTGAGATAGAGCAAAATCATTAATTGCATATACTTTAGCTACTGATCCAAAATGACTAGGCATGCTAAGTACTCTATTAATATAATCTTCTTTAGTTACTACTCTATTTTGAGAAGAAAATGAATAAAGAGTATTTTGTCTAATTTCTTCAACAGTATCTTCATCTCTACCCCCAACCGATGGTTCAGGGTTAGTAATAATCATGCTATTAAAAATATCAGTATTTTGTGGGGCTGTTACATTACCATTAAAAGTAATATCATTTAAGTTAAATTTTCTATTTACAATTTCATTAGATGAAATATTAGATGATACACCACCACCAACAAGATATTTTATAGTTAAAACACCTGTAGGTGCTAATCCATATTCTCTAGTAGTTACTACTGTTGCTTTATTAAATGAGTTGTTTGGATCATACACGTTAGCGTCTATACCAATATTTAAATTATTTGGATTTGGTAATATAGAAGAATCTGAAGATGTATTGATACCTGCTCCAAATTGTAATTCTAAATCTCCATTTTCTTTAAATCTAGTAACAAATCTTTTAGGTGTTTCTATATAACTTAATAAATAAGGGATAGAATCTGTATTGTAAGATGGATTTGTTGATTTTTGTGGTACGCCTTGTTGAGCTAAATATGGTACTTCATACCAAATCCCATTTGTACTATCTGTTACTTGTAGTATATTTAATATTTGATTATCAGATATAGTAGTACTTGTGAATTTTTGAGGGGTTGATCCAAAATCAACTGTAGTTGTTTTAATTTCTGCTGAAATTGCTTTTACAGTTTTTGTAACTCTAGCGAATCCTGTATTTTCAAAAAATATAGTTCTATTTTCTTCTTTTGAAAAATCAACTAATTCTGTAGTTAAAAATTTTACACCGCTTATACTTTCAACAACACTATTTTCAGGAATTATCATATAGTAATTACTATCTGGTATTTGTGTGTTGTTTAGTAAATTAGTAATTAAAGGTACTCTTTGAGATATTTGTAAATCAACATATGAAGCATATGACATTTTAGGTCTATACCCTAAAGCATAAGCTAAAGAAATAGCATTGCTTTTTTCTTTTGTATATAAAAGTAAATTTTCTTGAAACTGAGTATCTAGATAGAAAGATAAAACGTCTCCTACATAAGAAGCCATTTCAATAAACATCATTCCTGGTGATGCATCTGAAAAATCATTATGTACTGTAGGGAAGTAAGTTTTAGCATGATTAATCAAAGTTGATTTAAAATCACTAAAACTTTTATTTAAATACGATATGTTTTTTGTTTCAGACATTATTCAAAGTTAATTTGTATTTCATCAGCTTCTCCAGATATTCTCATACTATATTCAACTTTTACATTTACATAGTTTTGATCTGGTTCTGGAGTAATGATTACATTTTCTAAATTTATTTCAGGTATAAATGTTTGCACACCAATTCTTATATTATTATTAATTTTATTAATATTATCCGTGTTGATAAAATCAAATATAGATTTTTTAATATCACATCCAAATTCAGGATTTTCAACTCTTTCGCCTTTATTAGTTAGTAAAAGGTTAATTAAATTATATTTTACCTGTTCTTTAGTACTATATGTGCTTTTAAAAGCAGAAGACTTACTAAAAGGGATACTAATACCAATTGCAATATTCTTTTGCAAATCTCTAGGATCAACACGATATATTCTTGGTGTAGGCATTCTTATCCTTGTGATTGTAACATTTGTCTCATTTCTTGAGGGCTAAGATTATTAGCAGTATCATTAATAAAAGCAGCAAATGGATTATCGCTATTTGGAATTACTTGTAGGTTTGATTGAGGTTTAGCACCTGCAGGCATTCCGAACATTTCGGCCATTTTATTACCTACTTGTGATCTCATTCCAACACTATGAACATCACCACTATCAAACGATAATGAGCGATTTTCAGTAAGTGGTTTACTTTGTGCAGTATTTCCACTTTTTAATTGTTCCAATAACATTAAGCCAATTTCTTCGCGAACTGCTTCACGAACTGCTTCTTTAATAACTGATTTGAATTGTTTAGCATCCATAATAATAAATATTAAGCTTTAAGATTTCGTTGATCTATGATTAATTTAAGTTCTTCAATAAGAATATCAGGATCCAATGTAAATGAACGTTGGGATTGTAATACCTCATTTTTATCCGTATTCAAGGCAACTGCATAACGGCGCGTATTTCCTGCTACGACGAATCTTGAATCGTTTTCTTCTTTTATAGCAAATGTAAATCCTTTATAACCTGAATCTACTGTACCTAAATTTCCTGATGGTGATAATGTTTGTAAAACTGCATCTAAATCAGTTCTATCAAATGCTACTAAATTTGAAGGCTCGTCAAAAAATCTATCAATTTCTTTGAGTCTTTCTTTTTGTTCTTCTAATTCTTCAATAATTCTATCTAATAATAATCTTATAATAGAAATAGCAGCTAATAATCCTGTTATAATTTCTACAGCTAATTCGTATTTTTTTCTAAATCTTTCTTTAGCAGGCGTAACAACATCAGGGGCTGGAGAAGGAGTAGGTAGTGGTAAAATTACATCAGCTAGTATTAATATTATATCTAGTACTGATAATATAAGTGAAATTCTTTCTAAGATATTTTTTATTGAATTAATCTTAGCTTCATTTTCATTTATAATTCTAATAGCATTATTTCTTAATAAAGTTGCTTTTCTAACATCATCATTAGATTGTATATTATCAATAACACTATTAACATTATCAACTAATTCTTCAATTCTTTTATTTCTTACTGATACTAGCTGGCAAGTTATGGTTAAGGAAGCCATAATTAAAGGAACAGGATTCTTTTTAGCAGCAGTTGCAGCGCCTCTTAATAGATCTTTTATTATTCTAGCATTTTTTCCTTTAACTCTTTTATGGCTCTTTTTTAAGATACCTTTAACTTTTTCATCTGCTAGTTTTAATTTTTCTCTAATTGCTTCTTTACTATTGCTAATTAATGTTTGATAACTTTCTGTTTTATCAGCTATAAAATCTTGTAATTCTTCTTGTTCTTTATCAAAATTTCCTTGTAAAATTTCTTTAATTCTATCAGCCTCTTCCCTAGTAATTGATTTATTTTCAATACGTTTATCTAAATCTGCAAACTTACTAAATACATCTGTTTTTAGAGTTTCAACTTTATTTTTAGCTTCTTCAATATCGTTTAAAACACGTTGAATGGGGTTAGTTGTTAGTTGTTTTAGCTTATTTTTTGCTAATTCTCCTACATTTACATTTTTAAGAGATTCTAATTTACTTTTAGCGGCTGATGCATTAGATGCTAACCCTGATATGTTGATTGTATTAGCCATTATTTTGCTACTCTTACTTTCTGTGATTTAATATTTTGTAATTTAGGGATTAAATTATCTACTGATTCTTTTAATCCTCTGGCTGCAGTATTAAGTTGAGTTATAGGACTACCTTTAGATCCATTTAATGCTGAGGAGCATATAGTACTGAATGAAGATAGACTTGTAAGTAATGAATTTAATAATTTAATAGTTTCATTACCTAATAATACTGGTTCTTCAGGAACTGAACTGCCGTTTAATCCTAAAAGAATAGTAGGTGAATTAATTACAAATTTATCATCAGCATCTAAACTAATAGTATTTTTTGTATATAATTCAATATTATTTTGAGCAAATACTAAAACATTTTCTTTTTTAGAATTTATAATAACTCTATCAGATGTTAAAATTGCTTGAGAACCTTCTAAATATCTGTTTGGTAGAGAGGTTGTAGAAAGAGGATTTAATTTTGTTTTAGATACTTCTAATGGAACTTTTTGGGTAGATGTTAAATACAAAGCAGAAGCATCTTTATTAATATCTTCAACGTATAATTTTCCACTTCCAAAACTATGACCATTAGCTAAAATAGTAATAGGATCACCATTTTTTCCACTATCACTCCAAAAATTTTCTCCTGTGTTAATTTTATTTGTAGAACCAAATCTTAAAGTATTTCCAAATCTTCCTTCAAGTATATAATCTCCTTCAAAAGGTAAAATTGATTCAATATTTTGATTTTCCTCAAATCCTAAACCTAAAGGAGCTTCTGGATCTGCTGTTTGAGCATTTTGGTGATTATTACCCCATAAATTTATATTTGTAATATAATAATATGATGGGGTTGATCTAGAATTAGATGATTGGGATTTTACTGAGGGTAAAGAGAATATTAGAACTAATTCTCCTTTTAGAGGATAATATTTTTGATTAGGGAAAAGAGGTTTAGCTGTTGAATAACCTAATACAGTTTTACTTGTTTGGTTTTCTACATAATTATCCTCATTTTTACTACCATCATAAGGTTTAAATAAAACAGTACCTACTCCTTGCCACCCACCACATTCCTCAAAAACCTTTTTAGAAGGAGTTTTTTCATCCATAACAGTAGCAAACACCTTCCCAACCTTAAATCTAAAAGGTGATGATGATGAAGTTGTGGGTGATTTTGTTATAGATGATAAGCCATACTTAATTGCCATTTTCTAATATTTTAGTAGCATTAGTATCAATATGTTCTAATTGTTTTGTTTCATCTCCCATTTTCTTAACTTCAAGCAATAATTGTTCTTTTTCTTCTTCAGAAATTAGTAAATCACTACTACCAGCAGAAGCGCTGTTAGTCATGGCTCTCTGTACAACAGATGCCATTCTTACTAAGTGATCATTATTTTTTACTTGAACGTCCAAATATTCTTTAATAAGTGGAACAATCATCACAGCATCTGCTGGAGTATTAATGAATGGTTTAAGAGCCATAATTAGCTCTTCGATTCTATCCTCAGTTTTTTTCGTAGTCTTATATATATCCTGCAATAGATCCGAGAAAGTTTTTTTACCAAATATAACTTGGTTGAAATTTTCCATGATATTTATGTGTTATTTACGTATAAATATGAAAAAAATAAAGGTTACATTTTGATATACCCATGCTCATAAAATTCACTAAATAATTTAAGACGTATTGTATCTAATTTTTTAATGATCTTAGTAATTTGAGGTGTATCAACATCTGTAATTTCACGAATATAAATGTATAATGCTTTTTTATTGAATATTTCTAAATTTTCTCTCTTACGGAATAATTCAATAATAGCATCCGCTGTTCGTGCATCGTGTTGTTTAGGAAATATAGTATAAATGTGCTTATCAACGTAAGCAACATATTGATCTAAAAACATATTAAGCTCATTCTTCTCCTCATCTAAACCTATGTTATTAT